TTTTTTTAGAAAATTCATACAAATAAACATAAAAAGACAAGAACTATTGAGGGCATCCAATGGCAGTATAAAAAAATTAGCTTGTTTAGTTGATGTGGATTGGTCTGAAATTAGAAATTTTAAATCTAACTTCATGCTAGAAAACTATGATGAAGAAGATATGCAAAGATTGGAGGACTTTTATGAAAAACTATAGGGAGGAAAATGACAGACGCAATATTAATTAAGTTGGCTCAGTATCAAACTGAAACAAGAAATCAAAAGAAAGAATTAAAAACTTACAGTCAAAAGTTATTAGATAGAGAAGAAGAAATGAAAGAAATTAAAAAAGAATACGAAGAAAAAATAAAACTATTAAAGGATGAGATAGCTTTTAAAGACAAGATGATTAAATCATTAAATACAAAACCAAAAAAAAGAAAGGTAAAAAAGAATGAAGATTGATCCTATTGTAAAAGAAATATTGGAAGAACTTAAGTTTAATCCTTCAGAATGTTTATGGGAAAAACATGGTGCAACTTGTATGAAGCATAGATACATTGAGATTGCAGGACAAGAAAAAGGTGTAGTCATTGAAAGTTTAGATGAGGTAGAAAAGAACTCAGCAGAAGGTGTAGTTGCAATTAAATGTACTGCAAGTTTAGGTAAAGCAAAAGTAATTACTTATGGTGAAGCAACACCAAAAAATAATAAGAATGGTTATCCTTATGCAATGGCAGAGAAAAGAGCAGTTGATAGAGCTATTTTAAAATTGATTGGCATACATGGTTTTGTTTATTCAGATGATGAAGTTAATGAATCAATGGTAATTGAAACAAGTGATCCTGTTCCTAAACTTCATATTGTAAAAAATAAAAAAAATATAGACGATCTTTATATTACAACAGCACTAGATAAAATTAAAAACAATAAAGAAAAAAAAAATTCTACAGTTTTAAGAAGTGAAATGGAAAATCTTAAAACTGAGATACATCAGTCTATGGGTTGGGATGCGTTCACCAAGACTGAAAAATTTAAAACATTCAACGCATTAAAAAATCAAATACTAAAACAGAAAAGGAGTTAAACTATGGCATTTGAATTAAAAGAAGGTGAAGGTTATCTAAATAGAGATAATGAAAACCCTGAGAAGTTTTGGGGTTCATTCAAACTTAGTAAGGATATGAGAAAGGGTGATACTTTAAATCTTACTGAATGGATTAATACCAAAGATGATGGGAAAGTTGTTCATAAATTACAAGAAAGAAAACCAAAAGCAATGTAGCTTACTTCTTGCGAAGCAAGAGGTATTTATCTTGTAATAAATGGGGTGGTCGTTTTTTTTAGCTCCCTTGCTGTTAGTTAACTACCACCCCTTTTACTTATGGACTTAATAATATTAAATGATGGATTGTATAGTTTAGTGCCTGTAACAAAACAAATGTTAGAAGATATAAAAATTATTGGTGGTGTAGATTGTTTTGATCTTTGCGACATACTACGTTTAAAACTTACTACATACCATGAAGGATGGAATTCACACATTATGAATGATGGCACTGGTTATTTTTATGGATGTATTTGTAAATAAATTTAAAAGGAGAATGTATGTCAGATGACAATGTAAAATGGATAGATATAGGTGAAAAGATGGTCAAGCAAATGCTTGAGAAGAAACAAAAAGAATATGGTAGCTTTGATAACAACTCATATATCATTGCAAACTTTATTCAATCAGTATTAGAAATAGTAAATGGATATAAAATCAAAGTTCCAATTACATTGATACCACAACTAATGATTGTATTAAAACTAACAAGAACTATTGATGATGGTAGCAAACAAGATATATACAAAGAAGATACTCACAAAGATATAGCAGGATATAATAATTTATTAAAAGATATGCTTCAAAATATAAAGAGCAAGGAGGATTAATGAGTAAAGTATTTTATAGTCCTAGAATAAAAGAAGTAATAGATTTTATGTCTGTTTACTATGATGAACACCAATGTTTTCCAAAGTTAGATGAGATAGGAAAGGCACTTAATTTAACTAAACAAAGGGTGGGTATTTTATTAAAAAATGCTGAGAAATTAAAGTTAATAAAATCAGACAATGTGTTTATGAGAAAGTATATGTTGACGAAACACATAAAAAACAGTAAATTAAAAGTCAATAATTACTATGAGTTGTAAAAAAATATTTTACTATGAAATAACAGCAACTCTTGAGGAGAAATTTGATTCTGTTGAGAAGGCAGCAGATCAAAGGGATGCTTCAGACAAGGCAGTTGTCAAAGAGATAACAAGCAAAAGTCTTCAGCACTCCATAATAAAAAAGGAGGATAGGAATGAACCTAACCAATGAACTTCCTAGATTGTATGGGAAGCTACAAAAGTGTCATAACAATATTATGGCTACAATTGATGGCAGACTGTGTACTAAAACAATCAAGGATTATGTTGAGTATAAACAATTAGTAAGAAGAATTGTTAATGCTCAGAATAAAGAAGCAAAAGTTATTTACGAAAAGTAAATAATTTTAAATAAAGAAAGTGAAAAGAAAGGAAGGCTATCTATGTCGCCAAATAAAGAACAAAAAGATAAAGAAATAAGATTTAATAAACATTGTGGAATAAGACTGAGAAACCTCAGATGCAAGAATGGTTATACACAAACTGATCTTGCAAATGTTTTGGGTTATTCTTTCCAACAAGTTCAAAAGTATGAGAAAGGACACAATGGAATGTCAGGGTTTGTTGTAGGTGTGTTAACAAATTTCTTAAAAGTAAATATAAATTATTTTTCTGAAGGTTTTAACTTTGATAACTACACAAGCAACTTAAAATATGAAGATCGTTTCCCTGAGATACATAGATGTAATCAAGTAAGAAATGAAAAGTTATATCCTAACCCAAGTTCCTATGAAATATCTGATGCTTATGTCAAGCAAGAACTAATAACAATTGATAAGTAAATGAGTTTGTTGAGCCAGTCAGGAAAAAAATATGATTGGCTCAATGACAAAACAGTTAGAGATGAAGATCAAGACAAACTAAATCAATTAGCAAATCTGTATAACAAAACTAAGGAACAAAAGTATAAAAAACAATGGTATGAATTGGTTAAAAAAGTTGTTCGGCATATTTAATATTGATTGTGTCTTGGGTCTTTTTGTTGTTTTTCATCCTCATCTTTCATACATTGATAATGAGCTTTACCTTGACTTGCAGGATAAAAAGCAACAAAGCTATCTTGGTTTGTCATCTCCTCACCACAATATCTACACCTACCAATTTAGGTTTTTTCCAAAGTTTTTTTTTAGGTTTTGGCATAGTTTGGTTTTTTACCTTTTCTTGATTTCTTCTCAGCTTTCTTTTTTCTTCTCACAGCAGCAGACAATTCAGATTTAGTCATTGATCTTACTTTTGCTATTGGCAAACATTTAGGATAGTTTCTTCGTTTCTCACCTTTTGATCTACCACATGGAGGGTATGAACCATCTGATCTTTTGTTGGCAATATCAACCCACTTTTCTGATGTCCACTTTCTTAAACTCATCTTTTTTTCTTTTTCTTTTTAGGTTTTATTCTACCAGAGCAAACTCCTGCTGCGTACATATTTGCATAAGCAGAAGGATAAACTTTAAACTTACGTTTAGCTGCTGCCTTACCTTTTGCACATAATTTAGCCATCTTTGAACTCCTTTAATATTTCTAATTTTTCTTCAGCATGAGCAATCTTTTCAATCAGCTTATCTGATTCGTCTATGTGTTGAGGATGCTCACCAATCCCTACACTGTTTTCTAAATAAATTTTTAATGTCGCTTCAGCTTCAGAAATCTGAGCTTCATATCTCTTTTCTAGTGCATCTAATATTACTTGCCTCATGCACTATGTCTTTTTTGGATAACAAACTTAGCAATTTTAACTGCACCCTTATGAGGTTTATATGCACCTTTCATAAGTTTATATGAGTTGCCTTTTTTCATCCAGTGAAATCCTTTAGGTGCTTTAACTGTTTTCATCATGTTTTTCTCTTTTTCTTTTTCTTAAGTTTAGCAAAGTCAGCACCAGTGATTTTATCAAATGGTGGTGCAACCCTTGCAATTTTCATTTGTTTTTTACTATACTTTTTATTTTTTCCTTTTGGCATATTGTTCCTTTTTTTTTACCCTCCTTCATACCCAATCATAAAAATGATTACACCTGATAATTAATATTTTTTCTTCTTCATCTTTTTCTTTTTTTTCTTTTTATCTTTTTTCTTTTTCATTCCATAATGTTTTGGCATATTTTTCTCCTGTTATTACCATTTTTTACATGACCAGTATCTAGCACTGAACACATCTTTAGCTGTAGCACATTTGTGTCTAGCTCTAAAGCTCTTTCTTCTAGCAGGGTTAGACTTTTTAATAGTCATATTAGCATCCCCATACCTAATAATTTTTTCCTTACCACCCTTACAGGCTTTGACTACAAATTTTTTACCACCTTGTACTTGCCTTCTAGGTGAATTACATTTCATTTTTGACTTATCTATCGCCATCTAATTTTACCCCATTAAAGTATTTATATTCATATTCAACAACTCTGCAATCATGTTTTTTACGCATAGATTTTTGTTTATCTTTAAATTCTATGGCTTTTTTCTCAGTTTCAAAAATAGTATTTGTAAACATAGTATGCAAATCGCTGTTATTTTTCCATACCACACAATACATTATGTCATAATTTTAGGTTTTTTAGGAGAAACAACAGCTTCTTCAGTGCATAAAAATTTAATAAATATTTTATTTTTATTGACATCCTCATAACCAATTTCTTCTAATTTTTTCATTGATTCATGGTTACCAGCTATCATACAAGAATAACCATCTTTAAATAAATCTGGGTATCTGTAAGGTGGCAAACAACTATTGCTTACAGCAGAACACATTATTAAATTTAATACAAAATTCATTTATTATCTTTTATTTTTTTTATTTCATTCTCTAGTTCTTTTATTTTTTTTGTTGCATCATCTAGGTCTTGTTGAGAATGTTCTAGTTTTTGCAAACATCTTTTGTTAGCAGAATCTTTGGACTTACCTGCATCCTGTAATTCTGCAACCTCTTGTTTAAGGATTCTTACCTGATCCTTATATTCATTAATCAAATCAATGTCAGACATTAATTATTTTTTATTGTTTTTAAAAATCTGTGTACCCTTTATTCCATAAATACTTGCGACCACCAAAATCCACAAATTTGTAAACCATGAAGGGAGCTGTTGGAATTGTTCAAAAAACTCTTTTATTTTTGCAGACGCAGCAGGATCTTCGCTGAAGACCCCATAAGCAATCACTAAAATTGGCAGAGTTAAAACGACCAAAACAAATTCGTCTTTCCAGTCTGATTGCCTTGCTTCTAAAAGTTTACCACTATACTCAAGTTCTCCTTTAGCCATCTTTTCTGCATGAGCTGCTTGAGCATCAGCCATACGCATTTTAGTTTCTTGTTTCTTTTTATAAATATGCGTACCTGCATTCAAAGCTAATTTAACTGCACTAAACCACATTATGCACTCCTCATTTTTTCAGCTAGTTTTTTTGCTCTGTTAGGAGTTTGCTTCGCCCAAAGAGAATCCATCATTTGAAAACTAGCCTCTCCATAATCTTCTCTATCTAAAGCCTTCCACATATTTTTAAATTTAGATACACCACCTTCACCTATTTGATAAACCATATTAATTATTACTTGCTTTGCAGTATTATTAATTGATCTATCACCTATTAATCTTTCGGCTGCATCTAATGTTCTTTGGAAATCTTTTTCAAATACAAGCTCACCTTCTTCTTTAGAATATTCAACACCATGTTCATATTGATCTTCAGGTGTTATCTTGTGTCCATAGAATATAGTATCAAAGCCTTCACTACATTTGTAAATTTTAGGCACATAACCTTCACAAATCTTTATTTCTTCTTTTACTTCTTCG